GGCAATCTTATTTAATTCACTTACAATAATTCTCTGTATACGTTGAATCGTTCTAGCAAAACGAATATCTTCAGCCGCTAACGTAGCTTTACCACTTAAACTTTCATCGTATCCTAAAAATGCTTTTGGAATCTTAAGTGCGGCCATCATCTTATTGCGAAGATATTCAATATCGTCTGTACCTGTCCACTCCAATCCGGGCAAATTATCAATGCTTGTACCACTATCACTACCACGAACTGGCAAGAAGAAATCTTCAACCATGTTTTGTAAATTGAAACGTAAATTGTAATCGCCTGTTTGTTGATCTACATATGGAACCTTTTTCATCTGAGTCATAATTCGTTCCATATGATTGTCAACTTCATTTGGAGGAATATTGCCGATATCAACTTTGAAGATACGTTTTTCAGGAGCACGCATGATACGATGAATTAACATTGCATCTTCCATCAAACTCAATTGTTTCCAAACCCGACGAGCACCTTCCAACATACTCTTACCGTATGGCAAGAAGTTACTATCACTTAATAATCTAAAATGTGCAATTTGATAATTTTCAAGATCTTCCATTTTATTGCCATATGGAAGATTAACTTGAAATTTTACAAAATTTTTGTTTTGCAAATGTGCATTTTCAACTCGGGTGACATAATAAGTGCTTAACGGTTCAACCATATATACACCGTATTCCGGACTAATATGTAAACGAAGATAAAAATCTCCATATTTAACCATACACCGAGTCCAACTCCATAGATTAAATTCAATATTTAGAATATCATAAAATAAGTTATGAAGTATGTTTTTAATTTCATCATTACTGGATTTAATTTGTAAAATTTCCCCCATTTCATCTCGCGTGGTACATTCATCGGCATAGATATCCAAAGCAGATGCTAGAATTGGATCCATGTCCATCGTATCATAGTCACGAAATAGTTCTACACGACTGCTTTGATATGATAGATTGAAATCTCTGGTATATTGATTATATGAAGTAGTACGTAATCTATTAAAACGATCTCTTAAACTATTACGATCCGTGGCATATTGAATTTCATCGGTATCAACTACCTTTAACTTTTTACCGCCAATGTTTCTAACAATTACATCGTTTGAAAACAAACGTTTCAAACGTGCAAACAATGAACGATTTCTTAATTCCTGAAATGATTGATCAGCCATATATTATTCTATTATATAAGTATTTACAATAACCAAGTTAAACTTTCTTTTTTATCATTAACGGAAAATTCAAGTGTCTTTTGATAATCCGGTATAGAGCTAATTTCTCTAGGTAATATTACAGGACTTGTTACTTTGGATATTTTAGAAATCATAGCTTTATTATATGCAATTTGATCGTTTCTAAGCCTCAAAGCAGTTTCACGAACCCATAATCCTATACCAATAGACATCACCAAATCGTCGTTATAACCTCTCATCGCTTCGGCTTTCGGTCCGTTCCAAATAAATACATTCAATTCTTCGTATAACCGTTTTGATTTGATTATAACTTGTTTTTGTCTAAAAAATAACTCTAAATTACTCACTATTAATGGTCTATTTTTACTCGTTGTTGTAAACCCAGCGACTAATTTTTTATCTTGCGCGTGTAATTTATTACTATAAGACTTTTCTACATCTACAATAGTAAGATCGGTTGCACTATAAAACGTATTCTGATAGTCTCTATCTATAATCTGTTGAAGAGTTCCCCATCCTACGTTGTTATTTTCTACAACTAACAATGCGTTATTATATTCAGTAGCTACACTGACTAATAAATTACCGTAATCTTTAGTGGTTAGTTGACCTTTGTATTCAGCCACTTGTTCCATTGTTTCAATGTCAATAACATGAAATGCACTAAAATCTCCACCATCTCCTCTAGCACAATCCGCCGTCAATATGTAGTTTTTGCTGTAATTTGGATAATCCCAGATCCATAAATCTTGATTGTTACCACGTTTTTCTATAGGATCTTTTAAATATGTTTGTTTGTAAAACTCAAGAACATCTACACTAACAACTTGATTACCAGAAGTAGAAAAATCACAATTATGTGAAACAATTCCATCTACATTAAAAATATTACCACCTGATACATTTACTATATCATACAAATCAATCGTGTTTTCAAATTTTTCTATTGATACAACAACCACCTCTATACCATCAACTCCTGATATTTTTGATCCAATACTGATATCATGAGATCGAACCTCGACGTTGTTGTAAATAAATGAATGATTATCCGAACATTTTATTATTTTTCCGTTACTCAATAAAATGGTATAATAACAATCTTTTTTTACTTTTCTGATTCCAAAAAAATCCTGATATCCAGTCGGAGTCAAAATCTGAAATCTAGTATTTAGTTTAATTTTCGAATGATTCATATGTCAATCGTGAACAATTTACACCCTAATAAATTTTTAATTTCATTTTCTCGTTGGAAATCTCGTTGTTTCAATTTACCATTTTTATAGTGTCTTTTTTCATATATTTCCAACACGACGTTATTTTTCTCATCATATGCATCCAACCAATAACCAAGTTCTTTAAGAAAAACCTCACCTCCGTTTTCAGCATGTCTAAATGTATATCCATGTTTATTACCAAATTCCTCTATCAGTTGTATTGATCTCTTGTTATAACGGGGTATAATTTGTCCTTTTGTTTCTGATAGATACTTTAACGCGGATACTCTCATTTTTTGTTTTGTTTCCGGAGTGTGTGATTTACCGGTCTGGGTTTTATGATATTCAGGACATCTACGACAATATTTAGTCCATGTTATTTTTTTTCCACATTGACATTTCAATTTTATTAAATCGTAGTTATGTTCAACAATAAAACGAATTCGGTACGAAAAACTATACCATCCCTTGTAACTTTGTTGTTGTTTAAATGATTTTTCTAGAATCTCCGTATGAAAAAGAATAGATTTGTATAATTTTGGATTTTGTTTCATCAAAGTTCTATTCTTTGCACGACCAAATAAAAATTTATAATAATCGTTTTTTAACAATTCGGATTTTGTTTCCTCGGTTGAATATAAATCTGTTTCACAACTTAATTGTTGTTTGATTTTATTCCATCCTATAGATGCATAATTTTTAGGCATATGCGTATGAGTCGCAATCACATTCATGTATTATACATATAATTGTAAATCCCCAGAATATAACTTTTCCAAAGAAATATCAAATTCTTTTCCAGACAATTTATCTTTAACTCTAACAACAGAGTCTCCCCATAGACAATCACATTCTTGTGCGGCTCCTTTCACACCCGACAATTCTGTTTGTTTATCTCTCCAAGTCTGGTCTCTTTCTGGATGTAAATGCCATGGCAATCGTATAGTCTTGAAGTTATTTTTACCTTCTTCAGCTTCAACCCAAGTTTTATGGAAGAAGTTACCAACGCCGTTGGGAGTACTTAATATAATAGCTCTACCACCGGTAGATAATGTATATTGAGCAGACAGCCAAATTTCCTCAATACCATCGATAAATGCAGCTTCGTCAATAATTAGTAATGATAGAGCTGATGAACGACCTGCGGTACCGGCAGATGATACCGCTTTGATTTGAGATCCATTCTTCAATCGTAATGATAATCTATTGTCTTCTACACAAGGAACTTTCAACCAACTTGGAAGATTATCATTTGCAAATCTTACTTTGGTAACGATTTCTTTTGCGGTTTCTTGAGTAATACTAATACAAAGAATATTCTTATCATTGTGGAACGTCATTAACCACAAACTATATGCGGCGGTAAGAGTACTAATACCCATCTGACGACTTTTAAGAACAATGTTTAATTGATTATCAACAAACTCTTCCAAAGCCTCTTCTTGAAATGGGTATAGTTCAAATCCAACTGTTCCTCTTATAGGATGTTGAATCTTAACGTACTTTTTCATGAAGTATATAGGATCTTCTATACACTTCTTATACTCACTTTTTATTATTTCTCTGAGATTTTGCTGACTCATATTGTTCTTCGTACTCTTTTATTTTGGCATTTAGTTCTTCTAAACGTTTATAGAGTAACTCCAAATCTTTATTTAAATCTTCTAGTATTTTATTATAATCTTGAATACCTTCCCATCGTTCAAAAGAACCATCTTCTTCTAAAAATTCAACTGGTTTACCTTGATTTTCTTCACAAAATTTTTTGCTTTCTTCAAATTTTTTCTTATAGTCTTCTAAAATACTACGTTCATTCTTCAAATCTTGAAGTTCGTTGTAAATTTCAAACATACCAATCAATTTCAGATTGGTTTGAAAATTAATATAACAATCGTAACACATGCCCGTTTTTGGCCATACACGATCATCTAAATAATTCCCCCACCGAACATCCATATTACATTCTTTACAACGTTGTTCGTTGATAATTTTAGCTTTCTTTGGAACTCTACGTTTTACACCATTTTTCCAAATCCACTTTCTACCTTGTGAGTCTTCCCACTCTTCACCTTCTTTGCGTTTATTATTGTTTAAATTGGGATCGTAACCAAACTGTACAAATGGACGGTTGCCTTCGACGTAATCTTTTACAATTGATAGATTACTTTTACCTGATGCTTTTTTCATAACAAATACGTATTTATTTTATTTCTTAAACTTACTTCCGAGACCTTTTATAATAAAACTTCCTGTAATTTTAAATGGGTTAGAACTAATACTGGTATCTCTTACAACTATACCTTCATGTTTATCTAGATCTCCGATTTCACTTGTAGCATTTTTTAATATTTCATCGCCTAATTTAATCGTAGTTAAATAAACAATTGTATCACTTACCACTTTATTTAAATCTTGCCCAGCAAAATTTTGACTAATATTTCTACTTTCAACCGCTTTCAAAAATTGTTCTCTTGTAATTAGTGGAGTTGTAAACTTCAAACCTTTCAACCAATCCTTCAAAGACTTAGTTACAGCTTCACCCGTTGGATACAATGTAACTGGTTGAGTTAAAACACTTGCTAGTTTTGGTTCTGATTTGAAAGTAGTATCAACACTACCCAGCACCTTAAATCCATACTTCATAGCAATCTTATTTAATTTATTTATATAAGATTGCATCGCTATTTTGTCATATGGAATTTCACTGGCTACTCTCGATTTAACACTTCCATCTTTACCAAATGTTTTTGGCTTAATTTCTTTCAATCCGTGAATAGCTAAAAAGTTTCCTATTTCGCCATAACCCAAAACATTGGTTTGTCCTTCTACATATTCTATATTAAACAATATATTTGGATTATCTAACAATCCTAATTTTTTTAATTCTGATTTTGTACTAGGAATTGATTCATCAAAAATATTAATTACTTTGGTACCAATATTTATAAATCCGTGGCCTGGTTCAAATCGACTAGGCAAGTCTTCTGGTCGCATTCCTTTGATATCAAGTGGTTTTGCGCTACCACGATCCATCACAAATTGTCCATTTACCAAACGAATACTAGCATTTACACCATCTATTTTAACACTGCCAGCGCCTTGTTTTAATGACTTTACAGATTTAGAAAATACATCCACTAATTTAGCTCCTGTATTTACAAAATCAAATGGATGTGCCATATGGCCTCCAGCGCCGCCTTCTTGTATTACTTCGTTTAATATATTATTCAGCTTTATCATATGGTTTTAAAAATGTTTTATCAAACACTCTAACTGCTTTATCATAAGAACGTTTAGTTTCGTCTGTATCATCTTGTGTAAATTGCCAATTCCAGAACAATACATCTGATGTTTTGAATTGGTAATAATCGCCTAATACTGCTCTTTGAGTTTCAACAACTTGTTTACCGTGCCAATTTTGTCCAACTGCAATAAATCCAGCTTCAATGTCTTTTACAACATTCTTTTCTCCAAGAGTAGAGTGTCTGTTTTCAATCCAAGTTAAACGTTCAATGAGTTTTTGATAATAACCATTAGCTTGACCCCATCTAACACTAGCAAAAAATACTACACAATCACTTTCAAACAGTTCTTTGGTAATCTTCCAAAGTTCATCCCCTTTTTCATTAAGACTTGCCCAACAACGATGATATCCACTTGGATTCTTTTCTTTATCTTTTAATAATGCTTTTGCAACGCCACAATGATTTCCGTCGTATTTTAAGTTGCTACTAACATTGCCTTCACACGGAGCTATATTTAAACTGGGTACTTCAATCAATGTGACTTTTTCTTTACCCAATAATTCTTGTATTTTAATTGCTAATTGAGTACTCTTTGGAACATCGTCTTTGTGTTGACTCCATCTATTACTGGTAGTTAACAATAGTACTTTGTTCTTGGTACGTAAATAATCTATTGTTTTTTTGTATTTACGAGCATAAAGATCCATATCTTGCTCGCTTTGAGGAAGTTTGGCTTCTAACAATAGATCGGTTAAACTAATCATTTTAAAAGATTTTCCAACTCTTTTTGAAAAGTCATTCCTCTAATAACTTCAGGTGTACCTCCGTTATCTCTATTAAAATAACGTTTATAATTATTTAATGCTATTTTTAACTTTTCTTTATCCAGTGGCTCTTTTGACAAAATATCTTTTATCGTTTTTAAATTGTTAACAACAAGAACGTTTGTGTCATTTATCACTTGATCTATTAACGAAGAATCTTTTAACAATTGTTCTTTAACTAAATGATTTGTGTCATTTTCTTGTTTGGCCGTAGCAAGTATAGATTTTAACCGTATCATATTATATAAATATGTATTAATTACGTTTCCATTCAAATTTCATATGTCCACAGTCCCATATTCTATCATAACCATTAATTTGCATATTTTGCCATTCACTTAAATTAATATCAAATTTTTCAAGTTTTTCTTTCAATTGGTACTCCTTTGTTTTTATGAAAATAGTGATATCCAGACGTAGTGTTATCTACAAATGACATACCAATTTGTTTATATAAATTAATACAGAGTTAATATGATATTTAATAAATATTAACCGACTAACCAAAAAATTAAAACAAAAACCTCGCTTATTTCTAAGCGAGGTTTTGTGAATTATTTATTATCAAACATTAAAACTAGCCCCTCCTGTAGGAAGTATGTTGAAATCGAGTATAATAAATTCAGCAGTACGAGTTGGTTGAATATAGATTTGACCATATAGAATATTTCTATCTATCAAATCGGGTGTATTATTAGTTTCATCCATCTTGACTTGGAATGCGTAAATACCGTTACGTTGTTGTACAGATTCCAAATATGGAGTTACGATACTCAAGAATCTGTTACGTGTAGCAGCTACGTTTTGTTCGAATACCAAGTAGTTGCTTGAGCTCGCGATAAACTTCTTCAAGTTGATCAACAAACGACGTACATTGATACGATCCAAAGCACTTGGAGCGATTTGAAGAGTCTTTTGACCCCATACACAGATACCCTGGCCAGGGAATGCTGCGATTGGATTTACACGACCTTCATAGAGTGTATCACGTTCGCTGTGTGTTACTCTATCAAGTACTTGTACTGCTTGAGGAATACCACCACGGTTTAAACCGGCTGGAGCGTACCATTCAGCGGCAGCATTATCATTAGCAGCATAAACCGCTGGTAATACAACTGAAGGTGGTACACTAATAATCTTATTGGTATTGGTATCTAGGATCTTAACCCACGGATAATAAGTACCTACATAATTACTATCAACTGTAGCTACAGTATTTACTGCTGCATCAATCAATCCTACGGTTTGATTGCTTGCTGGGAACACCACATTATCCATGATATAGAAACAATCTTGGCGAGTTTCACACATATCAATTACCAATTCGGTAACATAACTGTGCATCTCACGGAAGATACCAGGTAATACAATCAAGTTGATATCAAATTCATCGGCATTACCTAGAGCAGCAATACATTGTTTATAAGCAATACTACCTGGACTGTTGATATTTGTACAGTCTAGACCTTGTGTATTACCTGGCGTAATAGCACTACCTACGTTGATAGGAATTGCTGGCCATTGACCATCAAATCCACCTTGGAAACCAACAACGAACTTACGTAGTTTAACATACGTACTTTCATTAACGGCGTCATAGGTACTTGGAATACTACCACTTAAACTTGGTGCTAATAAAGAACCTGTACTTGCAGAAGTACCTTGAGCATAGTATTTAGCAGTACTTGTTCCCCAAACTTTATCTTCTAGATCAAAGTCTATATTTAGACCATTTGAATCTGTATTGCCGTAGTAAGGTAGTGGATTAAAGTATTGGTGTGTATTATTTTCTACACCGACACCAAATGATGATGTAGGATATAGAGATTGAATTTCATCGTCCGTTTGTGGTACACCTCCAAACACTGTACCAGAAGGATATTTACCTGGAGCTAAACCATAGATACTTGCCTTACTATATTGAATGTAAGGAACATAAATACTAGCTGTACTATCAATCGGAGTACTATATGATTCAAATCCGTATGGTACTGAACTAACCGGATATGAAGTATCGGCCATTTCAATTCTAATATATCTGCTTAAGTTAACAAAATCTCCAAATTGAATGATTTTACCAGCGTAGGTAATATAAGCATATCTATCGCCTACTTTACGTGCTACATAGTTTGCTGATTCTGGATCCAAATTACAATTTTGGAAAATTTCAAGATACTTAGGCTTCTTATCGGTATCACTATAAGCACGTACTGCTAATGTGAAACTGCCCCAATCGCTGCCAGGTACGGTACCTGCTAATTTAACATTACTAATTTCAATCTTAAATTTTTTATTACTTAATGTACCGTCGCTCAAAGTATGTACTCTGAATAATTGGAATTTTGTTGGTTCCGGAGATTCAGCCGCACTACCTTTAAATGGAGCTATC